ATGAACGACTACGCCGAATTGCACTGCCTGTCCAACTTCAGCTTCCAGCGTGGAGCCTCCAGCGCCCGCGAGTTGTTCGAGCGCGCTGCGCGACTCGGCTATCGAGCTCTAGCGATCACCGACGAATGCACCCTGGCCGGTATCGTCCGCGCCTGGCAGGCGTCGAAGGACACCGGCCTGCCGCTGATCGTCGGCAGCGAGGTGCAGGTCGAAGATGGCCCGAAACTGGTTCTGCTGGCCGAAAACCTCATCGGCTACCAAGCACTGTGCCGGATGATCACCCAGGCCCGACGCAGAGCCGAGAAAGGTTGCTATCAGTTGCTACGCGAGGATCTGGAGGGGCCGCTGGACGGCCTGCTGGCAATCTGGCTGCCGGAGGACGATGTCCAGAACGCCTCTTGGTTGCGCGAGCGCTTCCCGGAGCGGCTATGGATCGGTGTCGAGCTGCACCGCGGCGCGGACGACGCCACGCGGCTGCGCCGGCTGCTTGACCTGGCCGGAGCCCTCGACCTGCCAGCAGTAGCCAGCGGCAGCGTGCATATGCACGCTCGTGGCCGGCGTGCCCTGCAGGACTGCATGACCGCCATCCGACACCACCTGCCGGTGGCCGAGGCCGGCGTGTATCTGTTCCCCAACGGCGAGCGCCATCTGCGCCGGCGCGAGGAACTGGCCGAGCTGTATCCATCGGAACTACTCGCCGAAACGCTGCGCATCGCCGAACGCTGCACCTTCGATCTCGGCCAACTGCGCTACCACTACCCGCGCGAACTGGTGCCAGCGGGCCATGATGCGGCTTCCTGGCTACGCACGCTGGTGGAACAGGGCGCACGCTCACGCTGGCCGAAGGGCACCCCGCCTCCGGTTCGCACGCAGATCGAGCACGAACTGGCGCTGATCACCGAGCTGGGTTACGAGAGCTACTTCCTCACCGTCCATGACATCGTCCGCTTCGCCCGCGAGCAGGGCATCCTCTGCCAGGGTCGCGGCTCGGCGGCCAACTCTACGGTGTGCTTTGCGCTGGGCGTCACCGAACTCGACCCGACGCACAGCAAGCTGCTGTTCGAGCGCTTCCTGTCCCGCGAGCGCAACGAACCACCGGACATCGACGTGGATTTCGAGCACGAGCGCCGTGAGGAAGTCATCCAGTACGTGTTCCGTCGTTACGGCCGTGGGCGCGCCGCGCTCACTGCGGTGGTCAATACCTACCACGGTGCCGGTGCAATACGCGATGTAGCCAAGGCCCTCGGCCTCCCCCCGGATCAGGTGAACGCGCTGGCCGACTGCTGCGGGCGCTGGAGCGACCGGGTACCGTCCGCCGAACGCCTGGCCGAGGCCGGCTTCGATGCGGGCAACCCGCTACTGCACCGGGTGCTGACACTGACCGACGAGTTGATCGGCTTTCCCCGCCATTTGTCGCAGCACCCCGGCGGATTCGTAATTTCAGAACATCCGCTGGATACCCTGGTGCCGGTGGAGAACGCGACCATGGCCGATCGCACGGTGATTCAATGGGATAAGGACGACCTCGATCTGGTCGGCCTGCTCAAGGTCGACGTGCTGGCCCTCGGCATGCTCAGCGCGCTGCGCCGCTGTTTCGCCCTGATCGAGCGCTATCGAGGCACTCACTGGACGCTGGCAACGCTGCCGCAGGAAGATCCAGCGACCTACGCCATGATCAGCCGCGCCGACACCATCGGCGTGTTCCAGATCGAATCGCGGGCGCAGATGGCCATGCTGCCGCGCCTGCGCCCCCGGACGTTCTACGACCTGGTGATCCAGGTGGCCATCGTCCGCCCCGGACCGATTCAAGGCGACATGGTGCATCCCTACCTGCGCCGACGGAACAATGAGGAGCCGGTGGAGTATCCGTCCGAAGAACTGCGTCCGGTATTCGAGCGCACCCTCGGTGTGCCGCTGTTCCAGGAACAGGTGATGGAGCTGGCGATCGTCGCCGCCGACTACACGCCGGGCGAAGCCGACGAGCTGCGCCGCAGCATGGCCGCCTGGAAACGTCATGGCGACCTGGAGCCGCACCGTCAGCGCCTGACTTCGCGGATGCTCGACAAGGGTTACACACCGGAATTCACCGAGCGCATCTTCCGGCAGATCGAGGGTTTCGCCAGCTACGGCTTTCCCGAATCCCACGCCGGCAGCTTCGCCCTGCTCACCTACGCCAGTTGCTGGCTGAAATGCCACGAGCCGGCAGCTTTCGCCTGTGCGTTGATCAACAGCTGGCCTATGGGCTTCTACAGTCCCGACCAAGTGCTGCAGGATGCCCGTCGTCACGGAATCGAGGTGCGGCCAGTGGATGTCCTCCACAGCGATTGGGACTGCAGTCTGGAGCCATGCAGCAAGGAGCAGCCGGCAATACGTCTGGGCCTGCGCATGATCCGGGGACTGAGTGAGGTGGCTGCGCGACGCATTGAGACAACGCGTCAAGCGGCCCCACTCGCCGATATCGAAGATCTGAGCCAGCGTGCCGGACTGGACGCTCGTGCCCGCGAACAATTGGCTGACGCTGGTGCCCTGCACGGGCTCGCCGGCCACCGTTACCGCGCGCGCTGGGCAATAGCCGGCATCGAACCGCAACTGCCGTTGTTCGCCGGACTGGCCGCGCCCACCGAGGCGTCGGTAGAACTGCCGCTACCCTCGGTCGGCGAGGATCTGCTCACCGACTACGCCACCATCGGCACCACCCTTGGCCCGCATCCGCTGGCATTGCTACGCGGTCAACTCAAAGAAAAGCGCTGTCGCAGCTCACGCGAGCTGGCGAATGTCGAGTCCGGGCGTCCGGTTAGCGTCGCCGGCCTGGTGATCGGCCGCCAGCACCCACAGACTGCCAGCGGGGTAATCTTCGTTACCCTCGAAGACGAATTCGGTCTGGTCAACGTGGTGGTCTGGCACGATCTGGCTGAACGCCAGCGGCGGGTGCTGGTGCAATCGCAGATGCTGCGCATCGATGGCCATCTGGAAGCAGCGGATGGCGTGCGTCACGTGATCGCCGGCCGGCTGAGCGACCTCACACCATTGCTGACCGGCCTGGATGTGCGCAGCCGGGACTTTCAGTAACCGCAACGCCTGTCATGAGTAAATGTCATGGTTCAATCATTACCATTCCAGCCGCGCTTGATTAACGTCGGCAGCTCAGCACGCCACCGGCTTGCCGAGCGGGCGGAAGCGGTACATAATCGTGTCTAATCTCATTGATCGAACGGAAATATTATTTTCTAAATCAATGGGTTGGATGCGGTTTTCTGTTCCCTTCGCCCGCTCCAGATTCCATAGCTAAACCCCTGAAAACATTGCGTTTTCGGGGGTTTTGCCTTTTAGGGGTCGGAAACGTGTCGAAAAACTGTCGATAATGCATCCGTAGCCATCGCGGAAAGGAATCCCCACATGCATTATCTTTGCGGCAAACAGATAAAGATCAGCGATGCAGTCTTAATTGAATCCGGCCAAACAACTGGAACCGTTGAGGCAATAATCGTCACAGCCGAAGACATGAACCAATGGCAAGTCAACGAGCCAGGAATTCTCGTTAAAACAGACCCGTTTGGCCTTGTATTCTGGCCGCAGAGCGATCCCGATCCTGTCCTATTGCAACCTACCCAGCACGGATAACGTTAAGCGGATTCAATTTCACAGCTTCGGATAGATGCTCTTCCGATAGATGCGCATAGCGCATCGTCATCGATAACGAGGCGTGCCCCAGGATGTGCTGTAGGGTCACGATGTGCCCACCGTTCATGATGAAGTGACTGGCGAACGTATGGCGCAGTACGTGGCTGGCCTGCCCCTTCGGCAGCTTGATCGAGGTCGACAGCAGCACTAGGCGGAACACGCCAAGGCAGTTCGTGAAGGGCCCGTGGGTCTGCCAATGCCGGCGAATGTCGGCGGCCAATTGTTCCGAGATCGGCACCGAGCGCACACGCTTGGACTTGGTGTTGGCGAAGATCACCGTATTACCTTTCAGACGTTCCGGCGTCAGCGCCTGAGCCTCACCCCATCGTGCCCCTGTCGCGAGGCAGATACGAGCGACCATCTTCGGATGTGGCGACGTGGTGCGCGCATCCAGGGCCGTAAGCAGTTCGGACACCTGTTGCTTGGTCAGGTACGACAGCGGTCTTTCCTGAAGCTTGAGCGGCCGCATGCGCCCCACAGGATTCTCATAGTCAATGACGCCGAGTTGGCGCAATTCGTTGTACATGGACTTGAGGTAGCCAAGACGGTTATTCGCGGTCTTGCCCGACATGCCATTGGCTATCTGTCGGCTACGCAACCGAGCCACTTTCGCAGGCTCCAGGGAGACAGCGACCGGGTCGCCCAGGTCCTTTGCCACCAACCTCAGAATCGCCACGCAACGATGCCCGTTGCTCAGGGTCTGGCCGTGCAGTTCATACCAGAGTTCGACCAACTCGGAGAGACGCCGACGGTCCTTCGGCTTGAGCGTCCAGCTGGGGTTCTCCGCACACTTCTGACGCGCAGTGGCCTCGAATTGCTGCGCCTCCATCTTGGTCTTGAACCGCTTGCGAAAGCGCTTGCCCTTGATCGGTTCTACATCGACGAACCAACGGCCATCGGGGAGCTTGGTGATCGACATTAGACGGCATACCCCCGCCGCAGATACCGATCACACATCAGCTTGTGTATATGCCTTTCCAGATCGCGACGAGTCCAACCCTTGGCGAGATAGTGGTCTTCGATAACGTGCCAGAACTCCAATTTGCGGGCGGACTCAATAGCCTTTTTTGCCGGGACACGCTCCCGCGCGATCAGGCTCACGAACTGGCCAAGGAACATCTCGCAGTTACGCCCGCTGAAGCCCTTGGCGGTCTTGTAGTAGCGCCGATACTCGGTGCGCTCGATCAGCGGATCGCACTCGACCTGGACGCGGGCGTCCTGGCTGATCAGGCTCCAGAAAGGATCGTAGACCGCCGTCCGGCTCAGCAGCTTGAAGCTTTCGCAGGCATAGTTCCACAGCCCTTGCAGGTGCGGGCAGAGGCCCTCATAGGTGCGGCAGCCGATGACCTCCCCCGAAGCCATGCGCGAGCCTTCGGAGAACTGCTGGACGATGGAGTGATGGAAGCGGAATTCGAGCCGCCAGACCGTTTCCAGGGGGTTATAGGCCGGGTCGCCATCGCCGAACGGATCCCCGTTCAGGGTCGCCCACACGCTTTCCCAATAGTCGAGCTTATCGGTGGCCCGAGCCTGGAGGGTCTTGTTATAGATCGACAGTTGCAGGCCGTTGGCCGAGCCGAACATGTACGTCTCGCCACGCCCGTAGACCGAGGCGTTACCGTCAAACTCGATCCGCTCGATCCCGCTGATCTGGCGTACCCGACGCGAGCGGCAATGCATGCGATCCACCAGATCGCGAGGCGGTTTCCAGCCCTGTACGTCCAGGGCGATATGCACAGCGGCTTGGTTGGTTTCGCAGTGACTCAGCACGGCAGCGGCCAAATCATCCAGCACGCCCTGGAGGATGCGCGGATCGGCGCCATCGAGGGCGTGAGGCGATACCTCGATCTTGAGGTGCGAGCCGAGGGTATCGACCTTGATGTTGTGGTTCTTGATCAGCAGGATCAGGCCCATTTCAGCGTTCTGCAGGCGGTACTGATAGCCGGAGTCGCGACCGATGCGGCCCTTGGACCATTCGTAGCCGGCGAACTCGACCACATCCACCGAGAGGTCAAACAGCGCCATCACTTCCGGGCGCAACTTGCCGTTGTACAACTGCCGCACCGTATCCACGCCGCACCGCAGAATGCGCACGCCTGACAGGTCGGTGAATTGAGCCGTGGTGTCGTCGAAGAACAACCGCCCTTTCGGGCTTTCCAAGACCTGACCGTCCGACTCGATACTGACGCGAATTTGATGGCTGATTTTCTTCATCTTTAACGATCCAAATTGGTACGAATTGAAACCGCAATAGGTGGCTTATCTGACGTGTTACAGGGGCGTCGGCCGCGCCTTCGGCCTATCGCTCATGCCTTGCGCTCCCGGCCGGCGGCGCGGCCCGCCCCTCATGGCGGCACCCCTACCGCCGCTAGCGCCGTCATCACCGCCCACCAGTGATGCAACGCCCAGCCCATCGCCACTGGGACGAGAAATTCCCAATCGATCATTTGTGCCTCCAGGGCCGCGAGGCGTATTCGGAATCGGGGACGATGGTCAGCGGCGACTGGCCCCTGGCCGGTGCGTCTGCGGACGCGGCGACAGGCGCTGCCGGAGCGATGCTGGCCACCGCGCCGGCCTGCCTCCCGGCACAGGTGACGGTCTGTTTCCAGTCCTCATAGCGAAGCTCTACGACGCACTCGCCCTTGGGCGTCACCCGGTAGCCGGAGCCGATCAGTTGCCAGCTGGTGAGTTCCAGGCGCCGGCCCGTGGGATCGTCCAGGGCGAACATGTAAATGTCGCCCCGCGACTTGCGGTAGGCGTGGGCAAGGATGGAGATCCGCCGATCGGCGAAGGGATGGGCGTTCAGATCAACAGGCGCAGCAGCAGGCCCATCAGGTACAAGCCCAGGAGGAAGAAAGCTATTCGCAGCAGGACGCGCTGGAGCAGCCACAGNCAGCGGGCGCAGCAGGGCTTGAGCAGGGTCGCCAGGAGCGTCGGCAGGTGTCGCAGCAGCCGGAGCGCCAATCGTGCGCAGAGGCCCCATATACCAGACAAAGCCAATAGTGCCGGCCAGCAATGCCAGTAGAAGAACCAGCTTAGGCGACCGGAAGAGGCTCTTGCCCGCCTTGGTGTCTTGGGTCTTGCCGGTGGCCGTGGACTGGTAGAGGGCGAAGGTCTGCTTTCGGATCCGCTTGTACTCGATGATGGTGCCATCGGCGGGCGGACGGTTGAGTTGGGCGTCATGCTGGGCCTCCTTGTAGCGGCCAGGGATGCCGATCACCGCGAGGTTGGAATGCTTGTAGGCCATCTCGCAGGTCATGCGGATGTCGTCGCGGATGTAGGAGATGTTCGGCGTGGTGAGGACAATGTCCCAGTTGAAATGCCGGTGCCGGGTCCAGGCGTCGAGCCAGCCCATGGGGCGGTCGGCCGCGTGGGCCGCTTCCGGTCCACCGGGGTAGTCGAAGCGCTCGAGGTCTTTTTCCCGCCAGGACTTGGGAAACAGCAGTTGGGTTTCGTCGAAGATCAGGAANNGGCCCCGGGGCGCCCACTGGAACCACGTGCGCATCTTTTCGAGGTCTTCCAGCGACTCCAGATCGAGGTTGATGATTTCCGCCGTGTTGGGCAGGTCCGGAAAGACCTGATAGGCCCGCTCCAGGGTGAAGCCGCGCACGTTGGTGATGATCACCCGCCCGTCTTTCAGCGCGGGCACGGCGTCATCCTGGATCGCGCCGGAGGTCTTGTAGGAGCCATTGGGGCCGTGATGGATCTTGATCGACACGGATCACCTCCCAATGAACGGCACGAAGCGCATGCAGAAGCGCGTCGCCGCCGCGACCATGATGATGTTCAGCGCCTGCGGCACGCCGAAGAAGGCCAGCCCCGCCGCAATCGGCCCCGGCAGCGCGGCATACATGCTGCGGATCATCTGCGGCACGCCGAGGCTGTCGATCAGTTCGCGGGCAGCGGTGTAGCTGACATCGATCAGCAGGATCAGGGTCTGGAGCGCGGCGTACATCGACGCCTTGGTGGCGACCACCAGTCCGTCGCGCACGAAGTCATAGATGCCTTGGGCGAAGAAGTCCCAGATCCACTGGAAGAAGGCGATGATCTGATCGAGAAAACCGGAGAGCCATTCCATAGGGTCAGTCCTTCAGCAGAATGAGGGCGGCGATCAGCGCGGCCATTAGCAGCAGCGCCACGCGCAGGCTGGAGAGTTGGCCGGCGTAGTCGGAGATACAGAGGGAGTAGGACTTGCCCCAAATGGTCATGGACTCGCAGGGCAGCTGCCCGCCGCCTTCCGCCAGGTTGAGGTCGAAGGCGCCCTTCATCTGATCGACGTTGGCCTTCACCTTGGTCTTGAGTTCTTTCTTGGCTTCCTCGACCTTCTTTTCCCAGGTGGCGATGGCGTCATCCCAGGTGCCGGGCGTGGGTTCCTTGAGTTCGCCGCCGGGGCCTTCGGGGCCGGTGGAACAGTTCTCTTTCGCCGGGTCGCAGGTGCCGTTGCCATCCCCGCCCGTGCCGCTGCCGTCGCCGTCGCCGCTACCATCGCCCCCGCCGTTGCCGTCCCCTCCCCCACTGCCGTCGCCGCCATTGCCGGTGCCACCGTCATTGCCGCCACCGTTGTTGTCTCCACCGCCATTGCCATCGCCGCCGTCGCCATCACCGCCCGGCGTGGTCGGGTCGGTTGGATTCGTGGGATCGGTCGGGGTCTTGACGCAGGTAGTCCCCGACCACGACCAGCCGGGCGGGCAGCCGGGGTCGTTCGGGTCGGAAGGATCGGTGTTCGGGGTGTCGGGCGGGTTCAGCGAGTCGCCGGTCTGCGCGAAGGTGTAGGAATCGGCACCGCAATTCTGTCCGGTGCCCTTGAGGATGTAATTGCAGAAGCCGGTCGTGGTGGAGCCTTTGACCAGATAGCAACTGGCCGGGCTGGGGTTGCCGCCGTACTCGCAGCTTTGATAACAGGCGCTCGGTGCGCCGCCGTCGCCCACATAGTTCCGCCCGCCCGAGGTGACAACAGGCGAGTCCGGGCCCTTGGCCGGAAACAGTTCGCCTTCCTTGCACTCTTCGGGTGGCGGCTTGCAGGCACCGTCGGCCGGATCGAGTTCTTGCTCTGGAGGACAGCTATCGCCAGTCAAGATGGCAGTCTTCGTCTCCCAAGTGATTCCACCAGTACCCGAAACACTGCACTGAACTTCCTTGTAGCTCAGTTTGTTGACTTTCTTTAGCCAGTTGGCCGACGTGTTATCGAAGTAGTACTGGCATGCCGCCGTATAGGATGGAAAGAAGGCCGTGGGATTTCCGGGGATGGAAATCTTCCATTGGTAGAAGTCCGCGCTCGCCAAGGAATGCCACAGCAACGAGACCAGCAGGCCCAGCAGCGGAAGAAGTCGGCCAAGGCCGGAACGTGCGTTGTTACTCATCCAGTCACCCATGAAAAAGCCCCCTGCCGGAAACTCCGGAGGGGGCTTCCGCCTCGGTCTGTTCGGTTAGAAGAATTCGCCGGTCCGGTACCCGGTGATGAAGGCGCCGGCGAAGAACGCCCCCAACCACACCGACCAGAGCACCCGTTACGCCTTGCGCAACATGCTGTAGATCAGGCCGGCGACGGCCAGGATCACCAGGGCGCCAACGATGTAGCCGCCAATGGCCTTCATATCGCCCTGGCCATCGGTGATCGCCGATTCCACCGCGCTGGTGTCGATCACCCCGGCGAAGGCCGGCAGCGAAGTCGCGGCAGTGACGGAACCGGCGATGCACAGGTTGCGGAACGAGGCGACCGGGCTGAACTTGGCGATGCGTTGCTTCATTGCTTTCATGGTGTTTCCTCTCTATTTGGCTTTACGAAGAAGTGACGCGACCCAGCCAATCAAAAGCCCCGTCACGAACGATCCCAGGACGCCAGCGGCACCGATGCCAAAGGCTTCCGGGGAGAAACCACCGTTGACCAGGATGTCCACGTATCCAGCGGCCTCGGGCGGAATCAGGTAGGCCTGTTGCCATGCGAGTTCGCGACACGCCATGAAGCCCTCGGGGGTCGAGGTCCACGCGGTACACACCTGCACAGCGACAACGCCTGACATAGCGATCAGTCCTCAAACAGCCAGGGAGGCCGCTAGGCCGTCGATCCAGCCCCAGGCGTAGCCGGTGGCCAGACCTACCGCGAACAGCGAGAGATAGCGGAGCATCGCGGCCTCCTACGGCTTACGCCTTGGCGTCCGGGGACTTGTCTTGTTTGTCCTGGCCCTGCGGCTGCTGGGCCGGGCGCGGGGCTTGGGCCTGTGCTTGCGGGCGGGCCGGGGCTTGGGCGGTCGGCGCCACCGGCTTGCCGCCCACGGCCAGCAGATCCACGAGGACCTGGGTATTGGTGATCCGGCCGAAACGGTCTTGGGTCGGGCGGACCACGCTGGCGAACTTGCATAGCACTGGCTGGCCTTCGAAGACGATGGCGTCCAGCAGGGTCGGCTCGATGTTGTATTCGCTGATCTCGAATCCCTTGGCGTTGCCACGGGCGCCTTCCGGGATCGGGGCGATGGATTGGACCGAGGCGTAGATTTCCCCGGTCTTGGTCGAGGTATAGGTGTCGGTCTTGGTGACCCACAGTTCGACGACGCCGCCTTGGGTTGCAAACATGTTCATCGGTGTTTCTCCTTCAATTCGCCTTTTTCGGCGTGAGTTGTCCCGCTGCTGCAAATTCGGCTGTTTCGCCTTCATTCAGCGGTGTTGGGTGAAAGTGATTTGTCGGGCGATCCCTTCGGGCCGGGCTCTATTCGCTAGCGAACCAAGCCAACCACGGGCGTTTGTCTCGGCCCATCCGGGTAACGATCCCTATCGCAACGTCGTCTCCGACGGCCAAGGGGAACGCTTCCCCTTGGAACCCGCAGAGCAACACCAAGGGCTCTGCCCTTGTCATCCCGCTCTTGCCGCCGAGGGCTCGGGAGCGCGGGGCGGAGAAGCTGCCCCACACTCCCAAGCGGAGGCTGTTTCAGGGGGGAGGCGTTCAAGGGTACGCTCCGCCCGTGCTTCCGTTCGCCGGAACGATGAAGCTGTTCCGACGAGCCGGGAGCGCGGCCCTTGACCGGATCGGCCACGGTGCGGGCGGCCTGGATCAGGCAGAGCAGGAGCAGCGCTTTCAGGGTGTCAGCGAGCATGGGTCAGCCCTCCAGGACACGCAGCAGGTCCTGCTGCTCGGGGTGAAAACTCACAGATTCTGGTTCCGCCAAGGCCCGCATCACATAACGGCCCCACTGCTCGGCCATCGCCTCGGCGATACCGATATAGGTCCGGCTACGGTCCTTCCAGCGGTCAGGGCCTGGCGCCATGTAATGCACGACCGGAGAACGTCCATCGACGATACGGGTCGGCTCCAGAAGCGGCAGGTTCTGCAACCAGAGGTGCGTTTCCTTGCGCTCGCCATGTCCGAACATCCAGGGCTGGATGATCTGGTCCGGCTTGCGAATATGGCTGGAGATCACAGACTTGGGATTCTCCAGTGCCTTGAATCGAATAGGCGCCGACAGCAGGGTACGAACGAACTCCAGGGCACGTGCCTGACGACCGTCAGCAATCTTCTCGGGAAACCAGCGGGCACCCGAGGTAGCCAGGTCAGTGCAGGGCGGGTGGGCAATCAGCAGATCCCACCCCCAGTCCAGCATTTCCAGGACATCCCCCTGGACGTGTTCCCCTTCGGTTTCCGAAGGCAGCAGATCGCAGCTCACGGCGTAAAAACCAACCCGGGCCAGAGCATCGCGGACACGCCCGGAGAACTCGCAGGCAATCAGTGCGGTTGGCTGTCTCATAAGGCAGTCACTCCAGAACGAAAGGTTTGTGCAGTCGAACGCCGGGCGTGGGTTTCCCGCTGTCGTACACAACGTGCCAGTACTTCGGCGGACGCCGGGACGGGTCGTGTTTCGCGCAGAAGGAACGGGGACGGCAGAGCCAGCGGCCATCTTCCCGATAGGGCAGCCCAGGGGGCCGGCAGTCCGGACACGGCGACGGGCTGTGCAATGGGATGGCCTGCCTTGCGGACCAGCACACAGAGCAGGCGCAGTCCGGGGCGTGGGTTTGGCGCAGGTAATTCGGAGACGACATGGTCAGCTTCCTCCTTATCTTGGCGAGCACGGCCCCAGGCGAGAGCTTCAACCCGCAGGTCGGACAGATAGGATTCTTCCGGTTGGGAGAGGTAGCCGGCGTCCATGAGGTCATCGATCAGCATCAGGGCGCGGTCGAAGGGTTCGCTAGGATGCTCTGCCGCGTGCAGCAGATAGCCCTCAAGAAAGCCCAACAACGCGTTAATCGGGTTGCTCGACAGAACGCGCGCTACCTCAACGCCTTCAAAGCTCTGCTCAACACGGAAGACCAGTTCGGCATTCAGGGAACGCATAGAGGCCTTGGCAGCCTGTTCAACCCGAGCGCGAAGGGCTAGAGGCATACGGAGCTTGAATTGCGGATCGGTGCGGCTCATGCCGTCCACTCCTGCTCCAACAGCCAGTTGCGAAGCAGCGCGCTATTCACCATGCGCAGCTTTCCGAGCTTCACGGACGGCAACACGCCCCGGTAAACCCAGGCGCGGGCGGTCCCGTAACTGATGCCGTTACGCTCCGCCCACCGTTCGATGGACTCCACATCCTGTTGCGGCCCTATCAGGGCGCTGGGGTTAAGCTCTTCCAGTTCCATGCTCGTTCCGTCACTATTCGTTGCAACAGCACCGCAGGGGCAAATCCACGGTGTAATTATTGAACTCAAACGGAGTCTATCAGTTCAGATTTAGAGTTCAAATATTGAACTGATAATTTTATAGATCAATATGGAATCAATTCAGGATAGAGCTATAGCTTTGATTTATAAGGCTGGGCTTGACGAACTGGTAAGGCAATCTGATATCTCTTGGAGCAGGTGGAAGAATCTGCGCCACCGGAAAGCTCGCATCAGTACCGAGGAGGTTGAGGTACTGGTAAAGCTGTTCCCTAGCTATGCGCTATGGATCGCCAGCGGCCAAGTCGCTCCGGAAGCAGGGCAAACAAGCCCCGACTATGACGAAGCCAATCGAAACTTGCCCAATCAAAACGCGGGATAGCGATCACTAGAAAAGTAGCACTGCGATGGTATGCCCTACGGACGGAAGGCAAGAATGAAAGCTGACAAGGACGATGCACCAGAGTACTTAAGAAGAAAGCGGAGCCAGAGCTTTGGTAAATGGTCGCTCGCAATTGCTCTAGGGCTAGGACTTTCAGGGTTGGCCTTACACATGGCAGAAAACCAATTCCTAGCAAAACCACAGGCTGGCCAGCCCTCCTATTCTGAAAACCCTACTCAAACCTCTAACTATAACACTCCAGAAAGTGAGCCGAAAAAGACATCAGAAGAACTTTTTTGGGAAAGTATTAATGCACGCGATCATCAACAGAGCCAGCCTAAGCAAACTGTTTATAACGATAGTAATTACAAGCCACAGAAGCCGACCAATATCTACACACCGCCAACAACCCGTGGAATAGTATCCGCGCCCCAGCAAACCCAGCAACGCCAAGTCAATCGAGTAAGCCGCGAGCTAACCTCTAAGTGGATCAAAAGCTGGAATGGCGGTACAAACTACCTAGCGGAATGGCTATCCGTAAACAATTACATAGATGGCTCCAGTGTCTGTGCAAATCACCGACGCGGATCAATCGACTTCCGCGAATGCCGTAAGGCTGCCAAGCAATATTTCCATGAACAGTGCAGAATCTGGCGTACGCGTCATGACAATGACCGCAAAGCAAAAAGTGATCGAATCAAGACGCGTTACTGCACTGCGGCAAGCGGCTTTAATCCTATGGGATAG